GAGTGAAGATGAACATACTGTTTACACAAGCAAACAAGTTGATGGTTGTTTTCAACATGACCACATTCCTCTCTACACCACACCACAACGCACATGGGTTGGGCTTGATATAGATGAATTCAAGTTTATCGCTAGTAAATATCTTTTGAATAGAGAAGTGGGTCTTGAATATTTTCAAGAAGAAATTGAATCAAAGCTGAAGGAGAAAAACACTTGACTTAACTAATCACCTATTTTTATAATTATCTCGTCCTAACTTTGAAAGAAACAAATGAACATCTGTATCAAATGTCAACACTGCGTGGTCATAGACCCACTCTCGCCTGAGTTCGCCCGCTGCTCTATCAACACTGAGAGATCAGTGATCACTGGCGAATACCCCAAATTAAAAGACCTCCCCTACTGCAAAGTAGAACGCACACCAGGCTCCACTTGTGGCCCAGCTGGTGCATCTTACAAGGAGAAAATCCATGAGTGACTTCAGCCCTGAAACCCGTAACTCAGCCATCTGGTCTGGAGACTCTCGCAAGGTAGCCAACGGCAAAGCCAACGAGGTGATCCTCACCAAGCTCGGGCAGATGCCTATTCCTGACCTCTCGCACATAGAGGCGGTCCAGATGGGTCACGTCATGGAACCCGTCATCGGCAGACTTGCCCAAGACAAGCTCAGAGTTGAGCTGACCAAGATTGAGGACTCCCTCACGCACAAAAAGGAACATTGGTTCAAATCACACTTCGACTTTGCGGGTAAAGAAAATGGAAAGACTATCCTTGTGGAATGCAAAAACTACAACGCAGCTGTGCGCAATAAGTTTGAGGTGGGAAATATCCCTTCTGCGGACTTGGCTCAATGTATCCACGAGGCAGCGGTCTTCGGTGTGGAGAAAGTGTATCTGGCGGTCCTATTTGGCGGTCAGGAGTTTCAACTTTTTCCTGTGGAAGTTACCGAAGAGATGAAACTTGACTTGATCAAGAAAATGGCTGAAGTCTGGGCTAGAGTGCAAACAAAAACACCCTTCCCCCCTGAAGACACGGAACAGGCCAAACTCTTGTTTCCCGTTAGTTCTGAAGACGTGAAAATGGCCTCACAAAGCGTTGAAATGGCTTGCCGTAGCCTACGCCTAGTGAAGGAGCAAATAAAGTCCTTAGAGGTCCAAGAAGAGGCTTTGCAAACCCTGATTCAGGGATGGATGCAAGAGAAAGGGACTCTCACCAGTGTAGACGGGCAAGTTCTAGCCACATGGAAGTCAGCTAAAGGCGGGATGAAGTTTGATCCCAAATTGTTTCAGTCAGCCATGCCAGACATTTATGAACAGTTTGTCAGACCGATACCAGGCTCTCGGAGGTTTTTAGTCAAATGAACTATTTAAACGGACAAGACTTCCGCCAGATGGCGATGCGACTTGGGTTGATCAGAAAAACCGACCCTGACACTTCTGTAAAAGCAGCAGAAGAAATCTATCCCAACTTGACCAAAATACAAGCAGAAGTGATGCGGTTTGCAAAACTCTTTCCCAGAGGGTTCACAGACGAATACATGAACGAGTATTTTGGGACTTACAAATCAACCTACAGGTCTAGACGCAGTGAGTTGGTCAAAAAGAACTTGATCGTTGACTCAGGCAGAGTTGAAAACAAAATGACGGTCTGGGTTTTGAAGGAGTACGCAAATGACTAAAGAAGAAATCATAGAGATGGGCCATAAAGCAAATTTACCTTACGACTATGTTGGAGGTGAGTTAATGTGGCTAGATAAACTAGAAAACTTTGCCAAACTGGTAGCAGAAAAAACAGTAGAAAACATGGCAAATCTAGCTGACAGTTACAGAAACCATGATTTGGCTGCATCTATCAGAACATTTGGAGGAACGCTGTGAAAACCTTCCCTTTTCAACACAAGCACCCCACCACGGGTTTGACCACATCAGACGAGGGTATAGACCTCCGTTTGTGGGTTGCCGTGATGGTCACACAGGGCATAGCCCCTCATGCGATGGAGTTGTACGCAACCCCCCAGGAAATTGCAACCGCAGCGTTTGAACTGGCAGACGCAATCCTAACTGTTTACGAAGGAAAACAACCATGAAAGCATTCCCGAGAGCAGACGGAAAACATAATTCCGCAATATCAGACGAGCAAGGTATGGATTTAAGAGATTGGTTTGCTGGTCTTGCTATGCAGTCAATGAATAGCCGTCCTGATTATGAAGATGTGCCAGCAAGTGTTATTGCATTAGATTCATACACATTATCAGATGAAATGATGAAAGCGAGAACACAATCATGAGTAATTTAGTCCCCCTACAAGACATCCAGCAAATGGCTGAAGTCGCAGCTGGTAGCAAGATGTTCGGCTTTAAGAACCCTCAAGAGGCCATGGCAATCATGTTGCTCTGCCAAGCTGAAGACTTGCACCCAGCCATTGCTATGCGTGACTATCACGTCATACAAGGCCGTCCAGCTCTGAAAGCAGATGCAATGTTAGCCAGATTCCAGCAAGCTGGAGGTAGTGTTCAATGGAAGGAATATACAGATGAGACAGTCACGGGCTTATTTACTCACCCGCAAGGAGGTTCTCTTGAGGTTACCTGGACCCTTACCAAAGCCAAGGCCATCGGTATTGCAAACAAGGATAACTGGAGGAATTACTCTCGTGCAATGTTGCGGGCAAGATGCGTTTCTGAAGGCATCCGTTCAGTCTATCCTGGGTGCGTTGTTGGTGTCTACACGCCTGAAGAGGTACAGGATTTCACGCCTCCCAGACAAGATCAAGCCCCTGTACAACAGGCTGAGGTCCAGATCATCAAGGAGGTTGAGGCTGCAACGGAAGATGCGCCTTTTAAACTCTTTGTCCCAGGACTAGATCAACCCCATTCTGCCTACTACACGCCAGAAGAGTGGATAGATGGCTACATCACCATTCTGAGCAAGATTGTCAACAGTGCAAAACTGGCTGTTGAGACAAAAGCAGCTAAATTGTCCTCTCTGTACGCTGAAAACATGGTCACCACTGCTCAGTTCAATACGATGGACAAAATGAAGTTAAAAGCCAAGATTGCTGAGGCTGGAGTTGATCCAATCTCTCATGTTCCCGCCCCCCACGAAACCATTGACATTTAAGGAGTATCAACGTGGCATTTACACAAAAAACCAACTATCCAGAAACACCAGGAAGAGGTGTCATGTACTGGCAAGACGAGGCGCAGCGCAAACACGCTCAGTCTCCAGACTTTCAGGGCTTTCTGTTGCTTGAATGCGACTACAAAGCTGGTGAAAAGCTCTATATAGGCGCATGGCAAAAACCTACTAGCCGAGGGAATAATCTGTTGTCGATCAAGGAAGACAATTGGCTCAAAAAGAAGAGAGAGGCTGAAAAAGGCATCGTGAAAGAGGTCACTCCTGGTTACGCCAAGAAAAAACCTGATTTTGATGATGACGTGCCCTTCTGATGGCAACCAAGAAAACATCACCCACACAGAGGTCGCTAGAATACTTGCGTGAGCAAGGCTATCTGGTGGCTATTGTCGAGCACTGGAACCCGTTTGCACGCATCAGGCAAGACCTGTGGGGTTGGTGTGATCTTTTGTGCTTGAAAGACAATGAAGTCTTGGCTGTTCAGGTCACTGCAAGTGCAGTATCCACCAGAATCAAGAAAATACAAGAAAGCGAGACTGTCTCATGGGTCAGGAAAGCGGGTATCAGAATCGAGGTTCACGGTTGGAGGAAATCTGCAAAGACGAACAAATATGTTCTGAGGATAGAAGACATATCGTGAGCCTGATCAACATGAGCTTGCAAGAAATTTGGGACCTAGCTTACAAAGAAGGATACAAAGACGGGATGTTAGCTCAGTTGGTAGAGCAGTAGACTTTTAATCTATTGGTCGTGGGTTCGAGCCCCGCACATCCCACCACACAACGCAGCGGATGCGAACTTTGGGGCAATCCCAAAAGTTAGGACAGGAGCTGGCATACCCCTGTATATCCGCAGTATGCCTTTTTCTAACTTACAAGGAACAATCATGGCAAGAAAGAAACCTGAAATCGTAGAAGAGAAAGCACCTAAGAAAAAGAAGTCAGCCAACGTGTTTGTGGCTACTCCTATGTACGGTGGTCAGTGTACGGGTTATTACACCCAATCCCTGATTACTTTAGGGCACACACTACAACAAGCTGGGCATAACATGGGCTACTCTGCCATGTTTAACGAAAGTCTCATCCAGAGGGGTAGAAATGCCCTTGCACACCACTTTATGCAGAGAAAAGAGTTTTCACACTTGCTCTTTATTGACGCAGACATTAAATTCAATCCAGCGGACGTGATTCCCATGATTGAGGCCAATAAAGACATCATTTGTGGCATTTATCCCAAAAAAGAGATCAACTGGAATGGAGTTGCACAAGCAGCTGCTGACGGAGTGCCTGTAGATCAATGGAAAAACCGAACAGGGTCACTTGTGATCAATTTGAAGAACTATGAGGGGGCTGTCACTGTACCTGTGAATAAGCCTGTGGAAATATGGAATGGTGGTACTGGATTTATGCTGATCAAGCGGTCTACTTTTGTGAAAATGCAAAAGGTAGTGGGTTCCTATCTCAACGATGTTGGGTTTATCGGTCAGGAAATGAACAGAGAGCGTATTACCGAGTATTTTGCGTGCGCCATAGAACCAGGCACAGAACGGTTGCTATCTGAGGACTATTTCTTCTGCTGGAAAGCAAGAGAGGCTGGACTCAAGGTCTGGGCAGCTCCTTGGGCGCAATTAGGCCACTTTGGGACTTATTTGTTTGAAGGTGGCTTACTGCCAGCACCATGAATCCATACCTGATAACTGAACCTACTTGTATTTCATTCAGCGGGGGCAGAACCTCCGCTTATATGCTCTATAAGGTTCTTGAAGCTCACAACATGAGCTTGCCAGAAGACACAATTGTTTTTTTTACCAACACGGGTAAAGAAGAAGAGGCAACACTTCAGTTTGTCAATGAGTGTTCATCAAGATGGAATTGTCCTATTGTTTGGCTTGAGTACAGAGATAATGAAAGTCAATTTGAGGTTGTCTCTTTTGAAACTGCCAGTCGGAATGGTGAACCTTTTGAAACTCTTATTCGTAAAAAGAATTATTTGCCTAATCCAATTGCTAGATTTTGCACGGTTGAACTCAAAATACTGACGGCTGAAAGATATTTAAAATCAATTGGCTGGACAGAGTGGACAAACATGGTTGGCATTAGGGCTGATGAACCCGTTAGAGTTGCAAAAATAAGAGCCAATCCTTCTGATGGTCGCAAAGGTGTGTACAGGGTAATGCCTTTGGCGCAGGAAAATGTAACCAAGTTCGATGTTAAAGAATTCTGGGATGCACAGCCGTTTGACTTAAACCTTCCCAATATCAACGGAACAACTTATCACGGCAATTGTGATTTGTGTTTTTTAAAGAACCCTAATCAATTGGTTTCTTTGATTTCTGAAAAGCCAGAAAGAGCTATTTGGTGGGCAAAAATGGAATCAATCATTGACCAACCTCGAATTCGAGATGGTGAGGTATTTAGAAAAGACCGTCCAAACTACTCTTCTATGTTGCAATTTACCCAAGAACAAGTCAGTATGTTTGACCTTAATGAGGGCATGACATGTTTCTGCGGAGATTAACGACAACCCCATCTACGTCTAGCTGCCTTACCACGCTCACCCTTCCAATTCTTACTCCTGGCGCAAAATGAACGATGTCTTGCTCCTGACTTTTGCGGTGCTTTTAGGTTTGATCCTGTTGCCCTGTTGTATTTTGCTCGTCCTTTGGCTGTCAGGCCTCCCCCTTTGGATACTGGGAGCTTTTCTCCTCTTCCTACTGATAGGTTGGGCTTTTCTGACATTGTGATCTCCAAAAAGTGATTTTTCTTGGTGGCGGGGAGGCCAAATCCGTTTTAGTATTTTTTCTCCCTATGCCATCAGGCTTTTAAAACACGCTCCGCTTGTTGCATAACAATAACACGTTGTTCTGCCCCAAACAAGCCTCCGTTGATGCGTTTTGTGAGTCCGTTGTAATCTTTTGCCTCTGCCAATTGATTGCATCCATGTGTGGCCCAGAACCACCCTCCAATAGCAGCTGCATCCTTGGGTTGTCTAGCCAGATCAGGGTTGGATACTAGGTCTATCCCTAATGCCTGTCCAGCATGATAGAAGTTGTCATGCCCTGTGAGCTGACAGATTGCTGATCCCCTGAACCGCCAACCATCCCCCGATGCCTCATCCCTGTTGCCCATTCTGTTGGAATAGATGTGGTTGGCTATCTTCTCAGGCTGATGAGCATACTTCATAGCCTCTTCATGGCTGGGGAACCGCTTGGGCCACAGCTGCATGAGAGTCTCAGGTCGATAGTTCAGGTTTTCTTCTAAGCTCTTGAAATGATTGGACTCATAGCTGAACTGACCTATGAAACAAGCCTGTTCTTCTGGTGTGTCTATGTGCCAGCGTTCAAAGGTTTCATTGAGTGGGTCAACCCAGACATGATCTATGCCTAGCTGGTGTAACTGCTCTGCTGTAATCATTTCACACCCTCGTTAACCGTTTGCCTCACTTGGTTGTACTGGGCGATACAGGCGTTGAGGCTGACGATGGCTGCGTCTCCGTCTGCTGCGATGGAGACAATATCTTTAATAGCCTGTCTGTCAGATTGGGTTGCATTGGCTCCAACGTCATTGGGGGTACTTGAATTGGCTTGTACACCACAGGTGGAGGGGAGGCGCAACTCGCCAGAGTCAATGCGAGCATTGATAGAAGTCTGCTTGGTCTTAATGTCATCTCTAGCCTTTCTGAGAGCTAAACCTGTCTGAGATAGTTTTTTGTTCAGCTCGTCTTCTTTTGCACGAGCCTCTGTATTAAGTCTGATAATTTCTGCTTGATCTTCAGCAACCCGTTCTTGATAGCCAGCGTGATGTCCATAGAAATACACTCCTAAAATGGCGCAAATTGCACCGATGATTAACCAAGGATTGAATAGACTAAACATTTCTTGTACTCTCCCTGGCATGAGCCATTCTTAATCTTTCCTCTTCCGATTCCAAAACAGGCGGTGTTCTGGGTGGAGGAGGTGGAACCCAAGGTGTGTTCATAGAAGTCATCACACCAGCTGGTTGCATATTCATCATGGGGTTCATGCCCATCATGGGTTGCATACCAGGCATCATGCCAGCACAGGGATTCATGTTCGGCAAGGGCATCATTGCTCTAGCCCCCATGACCACCGCTAAGACGCTGAAAATAGACGTGGCAATGATCTTGAGTAGATCATGCGTGAGCTTGTCATTGGGAGCCATGTCTTTCATAGGCTGTTCTACGGCAACAACTCCGTAGACAAAGAAACCCACGATGAAAAGCAAAATGATACAGAAAGTGATCATGATGCAGAATTTAGAGAAGGCATCCATCAAACGGACTATGCCGTTGACTTCCTCTTCTTTAAGGTTTTTTAGGCTTGTAAGCATCTGTTAGCATCCAAGGACAAGTTTGACTGACTTCACAAAGAGGAGGCTTACAGTCCTCATCTTCCCAATGTGCTGGGTCTTGACAGTGATAGCGATACTGATTGTCACATCCAGCCAACAATATCATCAAAACAAGGCAAGCATATTTCACTTTTCTAACCTTTTCAAAGTCTTATCCACCCTGATTTCCATCTGTCTAACATCAACATACATCCAAGCCATGAGAGGGAGAAAGACAAGAACAATGACGAGAAGGATAGCAATCAGTAAGAAGGCGAGTGAGTCAGACTTATGATCATCCCCCACGTCCACAGGATTATCAGCAGAGTAATTACTAAAACCACCACTCGATTTTGAATTAGGTCTGCCTTTTGATCCCGTTGCCATTTTGCTCTCCGTTGTCTCAGCAGTTCTTCCCTCCTGGCTAGTGCCTGTTGATTAGCAATGTGACCTATCGTCTGGTTCACTCTGCTGTACAAATCTTTCATCTCAGCGGGCACATGGTAAACCATGTAATCACTCAACTCTTGATTCAACTTTTCCATTTGCAAGTTAGCAATCACCAACTTGATGGCAATATCTTGCCCTTCTTCATTACCCACATGAAGAGCCAATTCTTCCTGTTCTTTAACGTAATTTTTCAGACCGTTGTAAGCCTGAAAGAACTTGGTTAAAGCATCTGCCACTTGTGAATAGATGAGGTTTTCATCAAACTCAGGTGGCTTTTGTTTTACTTTCTTTTTGGGCTTTTCAACAGTCTTGGTGGGTTCTTCTTTCTTCCCGCCAAACAATTTCCCAAAAAAAGCAAAGATGCCCTTGGCATCCTTGTGAACTCCCTTTACATCTTTAGCAACGCCTTCAACTTCATGAACAACGTCCATGACCATTTGTCGGCCTTCTTTGTACATCTCGCATGATTCTTTGATGAGCTTAAAAGCTCCCGATGCAAGGGCAACAAGAGTGAAGGGGTCAATTTATTAACTCCTAGAAACCTTCGCCAGGCGTTACATAAACGCTTGCATTAGCAGCGTCACCAATCACCTTACAATAAACATTTGCAGTTGGCCCAACTTGCACTCCAGTAATTACTTTATAAGCATACGGTGGCAAGCTAATAACATAATCAGGACCCGTATCAGGCAGTTGAATTGTCATAGAACTGTTTGCAGAAATCTTTACATATACAGCACTATTAACATCTGAATTAGACAAATAATATTGTTGGCATGGGCTGTCTGCTGTAATGGTAAAAACATTAGATGCAGTATTGGCTGATCCAACAACGGCAACTTTTACCGTTTTCCCCATTTGTTGAAAAGCAATATTATTAGCCATTAGTACACCTTCTTACCGCCACCAGATGTAGGCGATTGTTTTGTGTTGTAACTAGGAGTGCCAGAGAAGTCAAACACAGCTCTAAAGCCACCTTTAGGCAATGTGCCTGGCTGCCATCTATTCATGTCAACAGAACCATCTCTAGGCAACTGAGGACGAGTAGACTTGGCAATTTGTTGATTTACCTCGTGTGGCCTCTGGTGATTAGAGTTAGCCATGTGACTATTTTCATAGTCAGCTTTAGGATTCATCGGATTCTTGTTGCGGTTGCTGCTTGGCATTACTTCTCTCCTTGGTTTTTACCACTAGGTATGCGAATAGTACGAATATAGCTAATGTTGCTACTCTTGTCCAATCTCCCGCCCACAGGGTGTAAGCAGTTAAACCGCAGCTCATCAACAACGCTATGATCGTGATCAAACGGTCTGAGATGACGCTCAAGGCTAGACGAATTAAAGATATTGAGTCCATGTTGTTTCCCTCTGTTGAAAGTCAACATCATATCACTCATCTTTATCATCGTCTAATCCCATAAACCCACTACCCCACTCATCATCTTGCATTTTCATCTTGATAGCCTCAAGTTTCAATGCCCGATCTATTACTTTAGTTTTATCATTGATGGTGGCAGTCTCGTCTACCATCACATCTCTGAGCATCTTAGCAATAGCATTCTCAAGTTCTGGGTTCAGGCCCTTTTCTTTCTTCTTGCTCATCGCTTGGCCTTACGTTTGTCTTTTTTGGACTTTCTAGCCGTTGACAAAGCAATAGCAATAATTTGTTTGCGGGGACGGCCCCCTTCTTTTGTGAGTTTGCTGATGTTCTTTGAAATCGTTTCACGACTTGTTCCCTTTTTCAATGGCATATCAACCTCCAGATAAATATTTGGGTGCTCTTGATCTTTGGATAGCTCTTGCCGTTTTGGTTCTGGCAAGGGTTGATGCCAAGTCTTGAGCCGTTCCTGTCAACTTTCCTAATCCACTGGGACTGATAGCTGTTTTACCAGCCTCTTCCCAAGCAGCCCTGAGTTTTAATTCACGACCAATTTTGGCAAGATCATCAATGTCACCAGGCGTTCTTCTGACCGCACCACGGTCTTTCAGCATCATGTTGCCCAGTTTTTCTAAGCTGATGTTTCCTTGCTTGATGCCACCTTGTTTGTACAAGTCTTCCAAAATGATTGCGTTTCTATACTTGGGTCTTAACACGTCAAGTTTTTTGGCTACTTCAGGATGATGTCTAGCAACAGACGCATCTATCTGATCTACCAAGTTGTAAATTTCCCTAGCGTTACCAGCACTGGTTGACCTAGCTCTTTCTGTCAAAGCATTTCTAAGTCTTTGCAAGTCTTCGCCATTGATAGAAAAAGTATCTGGTATTGCACCTGGACGTGATGTCAGCTGGTCATACGCCTTCAGCATATTGTCGGCAGTTTGCTTGACAGGACTCACTGTTGCGGGTCCAGCTGCCGCCTCTTTAGCTGAAATTTCTCTAAGAACGTCTATAGCTGGCTGATCTATTTGGAAAGACTTACCCTTGTATATGTCGTTGTATTCTTTGCCCAGAGTGCTCAATCTTTCACGGATGAAGTTATCGTCTAACTTACCAGCACTGGTGGTTCTACCCGTTCCTTTTGTAGCCAATTGATTAGCAAGGTTTTGATTTTCTTCGGCATAACCAACCGCACCTTTGGCGGGCAAAGAAGGCACGTCAGCACGAACTTGTGATGGAGATAATTTAAATCCTAGCTTTTCAGCAGTTTTGGCAACGTACTCAGAAGTTCTGGATGGAGTACCCAAAAGAGTTTTGGCAGCAATATC